CGGGCGGGAACTTCGTTCTCTCACTACTTCTGCTTTGCAGAGTTTATGGGAGAACTTAGTAACTACCCGGGAACTTTCACAAGGTACTCTGCGATGACGCAAATTAATACGACTAAGACGACTCCTCTCAATGCCTACGGTGCTCAATTATTTGAATACCGTAATAGCAATGGTGCGGATACGCCTCCCGCTTTACGTGCTGCAGGTATTCTCAGTGAGAATAGCTACACATGTACGCGGGGTTTCAACTTACGTGGACCGATTGCTATTCAAACCAGCAGTCTTCCAGGTAGTGTGATTCAAAGTCATATGCATTTTGCAACCGCAGGTTGGCAGACGTGGGATACGATTCCGCAATTGAGTAACATCAAAGCGTTATCAAACCTGCTTGAGAAATTCAAGCAAAGCGACTTCAACCTTGCTGTTACTGCAGGCGAGTCACGCGAGTCTTGGCATATGATCTCTGATCGTATGTTTAAATTCGCGGAGGGTCTCAGGCGAACACGTCGCGGCGATTTATCAGGTGCCCTGAGGGCACTTGGTTCATCAAAACGCGTGTCACGTCGAGCCAAGCGTAAGCTTGACTCTGGTGACGTTTCAGGTTCATTCCTGGAACTTCAGTATGGGTGGATCCCACTGATGGGCGATATTTATAGCGCATCAGAGTTGATAGGCAGTCCCAAACTTGAACGCTCTTCGATTCGTACTTCTGTGCATCTTGATGGCAATGATAGGGTTACCTCTCTTGCCAAGCACCAGTCCGATTCTCGAACATTCAAGAATGAAAGATCTGCTTATCATATAGCTAAGTTATCCACTAAGGAGATAAGCATGGCCGTAAGGCTAGGCTTAACGAACCCGTTGTCTATCGTTTGGGAGCTTACAACACTCTCATTCGTAGCCGACTGGTTTCTTCCTATTGGTGATTTGATACAGGCGGTGGAAGCTTCTTATATAATTCCCACTGGGAAATATATTAAGACAGATGTCCTCCGTCAGCATTCTCAGCTAGCATTGTCACGTGGGGACCACTGTTGGGGCGTTAGTAATTCAGCTATCGCCGCTTCAGATGGTCTTTACGTGAGCAAAGGGATCACCATGACTCGTACCGTAGGGGACGGAAATCCAAGCAACATTTTCGACAACGCAGGCCCCAGGGAATCTTTGATTTCTATGGACTTGTCGATGCGAAGAGCTGCTTCCGCTTCCGCACTACTTCATCAGGCCTTTAAGGCTTTTCGAAGATAGACGGTGTACCTTATGTGTCTGCTTCTAGTTGTAACCCTGAAATGGGTCGTTGCCTGTTACTCATGTTACCGTACAATTAATGTATGGGTGAGTTTGGGCTTAACTGTAAACATTCCGGCATGGTTATGCTACATGCCACTCTTCGGAGAAATATAATGGCTGCAATCGCACCCATTACCATTAACGATGGTAAAGCAACCCCGGTCGCCCATGTCTTCAACCCGATCATGACAGTTCCGCCGACGTACCATGAAAATGGTAACACGGCGGTTCCTGTTGTTGGGGAGAACGAGATTCTCATCTCGTTGAAGAAAGGCAACGGGACCATCCAAAAGGCTGTCGTCACGCTTCGCGTGCCTGTCTTGGAAGTCCAGTCCGGCTCGTCGTACGCGGGTTATGAAGCACCGCCGAAAGTCGCTTACTATTTGCAAGCGAATGTTGAGTTCTTCCTGCCTAACCGCAGTACATCGGCACAGCGAAAAGATTTGCGGGTTCTTACCGCTAATCTGCTCGCGAATGCCCAGGTAATTGCGGCGGTGGAAGCACTCGAAACCCCGTATTAATGGGGCTTTCGTTGTACGCCACTGCTCCAATGTGATATCCCTCAATGACATTTTGTCTTGAGGTAACCCATGGAGTAGTTGTAGATGAAAAAGGTTAAAGCATCAGCTTTGCTGCACTTTAGCACACCTTTCTCTTATGAGAAGAGTATGCATATCCTTAATCACCTAACGAGTGAACTTTGGAGTCGTGCTTATGGAATGGATAGTCATGGCGATCATAGCGGGTCTTGTGATAGCATTGCCAGTTCCCTCAGAGACGGTGGCGCTTTTCTGCCTCCCGTTTCTTACGGATCTGAATTTGCTACACTAGATTCGCTGCGGTGCCAACGTCAGATCCACGCATTCTTTTCGAAGAATGCGTCCATACCTCTCGGAATTGACACCCGAAAGGTAGCCGTCGCTAAGTTCTTTGAGTCCGAGCTCCAATGTCAAGAAACGAATCGTCGCTTTCGTCTACGCTCCAGCCCTATTAAAAGTGGGTTGGACGCCGGCTTCTTATATGAAGTTCAGCGGAAAATTGCGTGGATTTTAGGCGACGTGCCGTCTCTTGATGAATTGGACTTTGGCTTTGGGCCAGGAGCCAACGTCGGTGTCTCGCGAAAAACGAGCGTTCGACGGAAGTTATCCGTTGACCCTACTGTTACTGCGGGTGCGCGTAAGTATGTTCCATACTTGCGCGCTCAGTTTCCCACCTGGTGTTCGCTCGCAAGAGCGACCGTAAAGGATTATGGCAAACTGGCCACAGTACCAAAGAACGCAAAGACAGATCGTTGCATTATGGTTGAACCCATCGTCAACACCTTTTTACAAAAAGGTGTTGGTCGATGGATTCGTGACCGGCTACTGCGAAAAGCAGGAATCGATCTCCGAGATCAATCTCGGAACCAGAAGCTGGCCCGCATGGGTTCCCTTACGGGATCCTTTGCGACCTTAGATCTAAGCTCTGCGTCGGACACTATCTCGCGAGAGTTAGTGGCGAGTCTCCTGCCTTACCCATGGTGGGTCCTCCTAGAGGATCTGCGAACTGATATTATCCTTCATGAGGGCACTAAACATGTCCTCGCGAAATTCAGTTCTATGGGTAATGGTTTTACATTCGAGTTAGAATCGTTGATTTTCTTCGCAATTGCTCGCGTCGCCTGTGAAACGGGTGAAGTGAGCGTTTACGGAGATGATATCATCGTGCCTACCTCATATGCACACGACGTCATTGGGCGGCTTGAAATGTGCGGCTTCTCGATTAATATCGATAAGTCGTTCACCGAAGGCCGTTTTCGTGAGTCGTGCGGAGGAGACTTCTTTGACGGGTTCGATATCAGACCTGTGTATGTTTCCGGCGTGCTCTCTATACGGGAGCTGTATCGGTTACATAACTTCTTCGCAAGAAGAGGTGAGCACAGTCTGGCGTCGATCTTATTCGGTTATATCCCAGGAAAGTTTCGTCACTTTGGCCCGGATGGGTTTGGTGATGGACATCTCCTTGGAGACCATTTCCGTATGCGCCCGAAAGAGCGTTCATGGAGTGGTTACCGATTTAAGACATATCGTGCTCAACCGTTAGTCACTAAGGATGAACTCCCTAGTGACTTCGCGGCTTTTCTCTACTTCCTAAACGGAGCTTCATCTACACTTCGAGAGAAATACTCGACGTGGGATGAATATCTGCATGGAAGAGAGATGGTCGCGAGCAAGGTTCTTTACTTCGAAAGAAGTAGGGAACCACGCTACCGTCTTGAGCAACAATATACCCTTGGGTAGCTAACCCAACTGGAC